AAGCCATGGCGAGATTTGACTCCTGTCGAGCGTGCCAAAAGGGCCCGCAATCAACAATCTGATGATCCTCGTAAGGCCGGCTTCCAGATTACTGTTGCCGGCGCAACTGAAGACGCATCTCCCCTTTATACCATTTTAGAAGACGCAGAAAATGGCGATGCAGCCTTAGGAAAGGATGGGATTGCTCGGATCGGCAGTAGTTTAAATACGATTAAGAATGCTACGCCGGCTGATAATGTTGATATACACTATTTTTATCTTGGCGATCTCATTACCTCGGTACTGGAATTACCTCAGATAGTTAAACAAAATGGTAAAACGTTTCAACTTGTAATGGGGAGTATTGAATTTATTGATCCGCTTGTTGCTTATCAGGTGCTTAACATAAAAGATATTGCAGAATGCGGGGGGTTAAGAACCTCATATGCTGCCGAGATGTTTAAGTATATCAATCCCCTGGGCAGCGATAGCACCACAATTATAGAACATATAGATATGGCCAGCATTCCCATATCAGTTGATGCATTCAATCAGTGGTTTTTCAACAAGGTTGTTAAAAAGTCTCTTACAAAATATTACCTAGATCAATTTATAAAAGACGTATTATCCAGTCTCGTAGGGCGCGCCCTTAGCAGCCGATGTTTTCGAGACATCCCCCAGGTGCCTCTTAGATTTGCTACAAATGATTTTTTCCTCAAGGGCCAAGTCCTCGGTGAAAGAAACTCTCTATCTTGGTTTAGAGAAAGGATAAAGAAAAACCCACGGCTAGCCTCGCAACTCCCAACGTTGGAAGGGGGCCAGTCGATCTCGGCTCGCCTGCGCCGACACCACAATCGCATGACACCAAAATCAACATTGTTTATTTATTCTACCGACTCTCTTCCACAGATGAACAAAAGCGGGAACTGGCACACAGATTACGACGAGGGTATATATCATTTTTATTTAGGCTCCGCAGCAGGTTTGGTCAAAAATATTAGTTTTAATCGCGAGGATATGCCCGGCTTTAGGGAGGCAAAGATACAAAAAGAGGGTACCTTAGGCGCAAACCAATTACGAGAACTTTATAGCGTTAATCTGAAATTGATAGGTAATACATTATTAAAAAATGGACAATTTATCTATATAAACCCCTCTGCAATTGGTGCCGGTAGTCCTTCTGCCCAGGGATCCGTTCCAAATTTGGCGAGGCTTCTTGGACTAGGAGGCTATTTTTTGGTTACTAGCGTAAATCATAGAATTAGCGAGGCTGGTTTTGAAGTTGATGTTAAGGCGCTACACCAGGCGGTCAGGGTTGGACAGACGCAGACGGTGCCCCTTGTCACATATCAGGCACCCGGAGATCCTCAACCCGATCACCCAGATGATTTGCCATTTGTTCAGTTTGCTGAAACATATCACGGCGCCGCCATGTCGGCACTTGATCTTCCGCCGGGCGATGACCTTCCTTCACCAATCGAGGCGCGCCGACGAGGAGAAGAATTGGGATTCACCGAAGCGCAACATGAACTGGTTGTAGAGGCGCGCATGGCCGCGAGAACAGTTCGAAGCCGCGCCGAAGACCGTATTGATGGCCGTGACTCCCGCAGGCTGGAGAGGGATACTGTACAGGAATATTTCGATTCAATGCATGTATATACCGAGGATGAGAATGGTGAGCCGATCGAGGTGGAGACGGGCCCCATGGGCCACTTCCAGTCCGGCTACGTCTATGATGAGCCAACCGGCATGCTTTACGACCCCAGTGGTAATCCCGTGGGTCCAAATGAGCCCCCGGTAGAGTAAAAAAGATGGCTAGAACATTCCACTACACAAGAGAAGATATTAGAAATCCGGAAGGTGCTAATAATTTATCTGCTTTGGCCATGTACTATCAGAGATCACTTTATCGAGAGGTAATATACCCAGGTGTTGTAAGCCCTGTCCCAATTGATACGTGGTATGACAAAGGATTGTATGGGAAAGTAGATCGTTTTCAAAACACCATTCTCCTTAAAAATGAAAAAATAGAGCCAGTTATGACCGTAAAAAAAGATAGGATATACGCGGCTGATAATGTTGTTGCCTCCTTTGAAGCTTTTTCTGGTCACATGGCACGTGCCAACTTCAACGGAAGACTGAATAACACAACGGATGGCAATCTTGCTGCGATTAGTGCTGCTGCCGGCTGGACATGCCCGAAGAAAGCGTATGCGGCGTATGTTGAAAATCTATTTCAGGGGTTTATGAGATACTATGTTGAGAAACGACATGATCAAATAGAAGGTTTTAAAACTTTTATACCAATAATAACTTCGTTTCTTAAAATGTCTGCTAACATTTTACCGGTAACCATGACAAATGTTATTCTTACAGATTTGGTGAGCCCAATGGTTTCTGGTCTTTCTATTAAGATAGCAGACTTCGACGCCGGCGATGATAAAATTAAATATGAAAAATTTATATCTAATCCGAACTTTGATTTTTATGTAAGTTCCGCAAAAAAATTTGGACTTATAGTCAATAAGTATATGCCATGGATTTTAACTGCTGATTTGTTCACCGAGGCGTCTTTGATGGCAATAGAAATTGGCTCTGAGGATAAGATTATGAAACTTTATGAGGAGAGGTTCCCTAATGACACCGTGCTGAACGAAGCGCGCTACGCCGGCCTCGTTCCTACCGAGGCTACGTTTTTCAGTGACTATTACGATTTGGCCTGCCTAGAAGATATCCCCAATCTTAAGAAAATTTTTGTTAATTTTTATAACCGCTACATAGAGATTCAACCGCTCTTGGAGAAAAAAGTATTCAAGGGTCCAGCTTGTGGATATAAAACAAACGTCACGCTGCATGAGCGAGTTCCAACCAGTATGAGTGAATTAGATGCCCTCATGACGGATTTTGATTGGATTGATTTGTATATAAATTTACGAGAGATAGAATCTGAGGGGACTCCTCTCAAAACTAACTTTTTGCGCCGAATTGCTCGCGAGAAATATAAGATTATTCCGCGAAAAAACCACACTCCCCTAGAAAATGCAGCATTATATGTCAATTCGGTTTACAGAAAGTATCTTTACAGCCAAAGTTATCTGACAAATTTATATTATTCCTTGACTAATGCCGGCCCCGGTGCTACTATGAGCATAGGAAATAACTATTCTGCCAATCAATAGGGGGCCTTTTTGTATTTTCAAACGTTGGACAGCAAGGGCAAGTGTGTTGGATACTATGCTGATAATAAATTAATCTTTGACGAGGTACCACATAATGCGGCAAAAACATGGTGCTATTCTCCGTCCCTACAAAACCGTGATATAGAGTATGCTCGTATCTACGCTAGTGGTGCCACGCTTACGGAAGCATGCCCAGAGAGTTTTAGGCCAGAATGGGATGAAGTGGTGAAAAAGGCTGGAGCGTACTCCAAATCTTTTAATATAGCCAAACTAAATTTGAACGACGTGTGTATCTATGACCTGGTGCCAGAGTATTTTCTTTATAAATTTTGTAAAGCAAAGGACCAGATAACTAAACACGTTATTGAGAACAACATAAAACCAAAAAATTATAATTTTATGGCCAGTCTTATACAAATGCTGTTCGACATTGGTTCACATCAAATGAATATTGATATAGAGCCGATTATGACAAAACTTGTATCAGTAAAGGGTAGAAATTTTATAAAAAAATTACAAGAAATTAATTGGATTTGTCATTATAATCCTTTTGGCACCGTAACCGGGCGACTGACAACGATGCCCAATACATTTCCCATATTGACCCTCCCCAAAGAGTTTAGAAATTGTCTTCATCCAACCAATGACTGGTTTTTAGAATTGGACTACAATGCGGCCGAGGTTCGTACTCTCTTGGGGCTCTCCGGGGTGGAACAACCAAGCGGCGACATTCACGAGTGGAATATTGAACATATTTATAATAATAAAATTTCACGACCGGCGGCCAAACAAAAGATTTTTGAGTGGCTATACTCCGCGCGCCCAAATAAGCGCGCTGAGCAGTACTATAATAAAAAGCTGGTTAAAGAAAAATACTGGGACGGTTATAATGTAACTACCGAATTTGATCGGTGTATAAAAAATGTTGACGATCATCATGCTTTGAACTATATTGTTCAAAGTACAACCAGCGACTTAGTGCTTTCTAGAGCAATTAAAATTCATAATTTTTTGAAGAATAGAGGCAGTCGAATTGCTTTTATGCTGCATGATTCTATTATAGTAGATTTAAAACATGATGAAAGACACATGATACCAGAATTGATGAGTATGTTCGGTGACACTGACTTTGGGGAGTATAAAGTTAACGTAGCATTGGGCAAAAGTTTTGGAAATATAAAAAAATTGAATTTATGATGTATCGGAAAGAAGAATAATGAATATAATGGGCCTGGGTCGTGCAGGGTGTGCGGTCGTAGATTGTTTTTCTAAATTCTCTCAATATGAGGTGTATAAATTTGATAATGACCTAGAGGGCGATCGATGTTTTAACATCCCCAAACAAAATTCTCATGAAGATTATGAAAAAAATTTTCCAAACTTTAAGAAAGACTTACAAGAAATAGAGGGAGACGTCATATTCGTATTATGCGGCGCCGGCATGATTACTGGCTGTGTACTTTCACTTCTACAACAATTGATGCCCCGCCCAATAACCATACTTTATATTGAACCGGATTTGGAGCTTTTGAGCGAAACGGAAACCATGCAAGAGCAAATTGTAAAAAACGTTTTGCAGGAGTACGCACGTTCTGGTATGTTTGAAATGATGTATCTCGTTTCTAATTCGAAAATTGAAAAAAGCGTAGGAGAGATTCCAATAATTAGCTATTATGATACTATAAATCAAGCGATAGTAAACACCATGCACATGATAAATGTGTTTAAAAATTCGGAACCCATTCTGGGCACTTTTACCGAGCCCCATGAAATTGCAAGGATATCTACTTTCGGTGTTTTAGATATAGAAGAAAATGAAGAAAAATGGTTTTATGACTTGCAAGTTCCGAGAGATGTGGTATACTATTATGGAATCAATGATGAAGACTTGAAGACCGATGGGGCTTTGTTCGGAAAAATAAAGTCCTACGTAAAGGAAAAGGTCGAGGAAAAAGTTAACATATCATATGGGGTATACAGAACAAACTACGAAAAAAAATATTGTTATTGCATTAAATATAGTTCTGTGGTACAATCATATATAAGTGAAATAGACGATCAGGATATTGGCTGATCGTACTCTAGCCTAACAACAAGGAGAAAATATTATGGCTATTAATTTAGATAAAATGCGAGAGAAGCTCGCAACTGTTCGTGGTGAAAACCGCGATAAAGACAACTTTTGGCGCCCAGATGATGGCGATCAGGACATTCGGATTGTTCCGACTGCTGACGGCGATCCCTTTAAGGAGAAGTGGTTCCATTATAACCTGGGAAATACCCCCGGATTTTTATGTCCTAAGCGTAATTATGGGGAAGAATGCCCCGTGTGCGAATTCGCCTCTCAACTGTGGCGCGACGGCGTAGAAAACAATGACGATGGCAGTAAGAAGGTGGCAAAGAGCCTTTTTGTACGTCCTCGTTTCTTCTCGCCGGTTATGGTTCGCGGAGAAGAGGACAGGGGAGTAAGGATCTGGGGCTATGGTAAGATGGCATATGAAAACCTTCTTAGCCTCGTTTTGAATCCGGAATATGGTGACATTACTGACGCCGAAACAGGAACGGACTTAACCCTTACTTATGGCAAACCTCCCGGCGCCTCGTTCCCGCAGACGAAGCTTGTTCCTCGTCGTCGAAGCTCGGAACTTTGTGAAGATATGACGCCAGAACGTTGTGTGGAATTGCTAGAAAGTATTCCGGATTTTGATGGTTTGTTTGAGCGAAAGACGACCGAAGAAGTCGCAACGTTGCTTGATACCTTCATGAATTCGGACCTAATTGATGTGGAGGCTGTTTCCTCTGAGACTGAAAAGTTTGGTACTAAGACTACCACAACTGACACCACAGAGGCCACTGCTCCAAATGCTGTCGACGCGGCATTTGCGGAATTGGGCGCGCTGTAGCGTAGTTTTCCAATCCCCACAGGGAGGCACAGGGTTATCAGGTGTCTCAAAAAATAAAAAATATAGGTTGACATACGCGCCCTTAACGGGTATGATTAAGATATAACCGATTGGAACCCCCCACAATGAGTGATAAATCTATGGACACCACCCCCGATGTAGAAAAATTGTTTGATATGATTTTTCCCTCCCTCGGATACACCTCTGAGTATGCTATAGGAGATGTTTTTGACAACTCAGCGGATGCTGGCGCTGCCGAGATAGTATTGACTATCGTAGAGGCCGCTGAGACCGCCCAGATCGATAGCCTGGTGTTTGCAGACAACGGGAAGGGCATGGGCCAGGAGATCCTCCAACAAGCATGCCGTTTCGCTGGTACGGCCGAGCACTCGCCTGAGGATTTAGGCAAGTATGGAATGGGCGGAACAGCAGCTTCATTTTTTCTAGCCAAAACGAAGTGCATTCTTACTAAGACAACAGATGGAGAGCTGCTCGGAGCGCAGGTAGATATCAATAACCGCAGCGCTCTCACTTTTCAGAATATTGCAGAGTTTATTAATATTAGCGAAGACTGTGAAAAGATATTTTATAAGTTTTTGCCGGGCGGGGAAGACCAAGAATCCGGTACGGTGATTTATCTGACGAATATCCGTAACGAGCGGCTAGAGGTTGAGACCGCCGTCCTTATGAAGAATCGTCTTGTAAAATTTTTGAGCGAAAGCTTTCGGCCCCTTATCGATGCGGGTATGAAGATTATCATTGAAGTACTTAAGAAAGGGGGGAAAGGCCTTAAGACGTCAGATGTCGTTGGAGGGTACGATCCCCTTTATCGTGATCATCCAGACTGCGTAGTCGAAAGCGGGTCGGAAGAAGTTGAATTCAAAGACTCTTCCATCGCTTTTAATTATTCTCTTTTGAAGCCTCGGGAATGTTCCCGGGTTGATAGAGAACGCGGCCGCCGTAATAAAGGGGGCGATGAGAGCAAGGCCATGGTGCTGGGGACTGGAGGTTATTTAATTCGCGGGCGCCGTCAAATTGTTGGCGCCTCCACTCTTTCGGGATTGTGGGGTCGAGATCCTCAGCTGTGCAACGCACGATTTGAGGTGATTTTTACTAGCGAACTAGATGATCATTTTGGTGCGACTGCACAAAAAAATAAAACCAACCTAAGTGCCGAGTTGAAAGCGGTCCTGAGACCAGTTGTCCAGAAGCTTAAGCGTCGTACGCGATTGCGCTGGAGCACTCCTTCCAAGAAGAACACTCAGAAGGTTGCAGCTGTTGAAGCTCGCGAAATCAAAAAGATTGTAGATCCTAAAAACGCTGGGAGCATAGGAATTCCGAAGAGAAAACCTACTCCAAATCCTGCTGGAGGCCGCGGGCCCGATAAGGGCAAACGCTCGGCTAAGAAAAACTCCGGCACTGGCACCAACAAGCCCTATAAGAAAATACTTACGCGCCATGTTAGTGCTCCGATGCCGGGTTCTCACCCCTGGTGGTATGACTTCGATAATAATGGAGAAATAGTTATTTGTATTAATGACGCACATCCGTATATTAAAGAATTTTATACACGAGCCAGTGATGAAACTCAAACGGCGCTGCTAAGAAACTGGTTCGCTGGTTCGCTGGCAGAGCATAAATTTTATGAAACTGAGACAGCTGATCATCTTAGCTCGTATAAGAATGAATATGCTAACAGTTTGATGGCCATTTGCGTGGCCAAGTAAGGAGAAGAACGTGGAATTATTACCCGCATTTGCATTTTTTCTGGGGGCCGGCTATCTTGTTTATCGCTTGGCGCGCCTGGACGCTCAGATTGAACACTTGAAGAAAAGAATAGAGGATCTTAATGGCTCGGAGTAAATCAACCGCCGGAAAGGTTTCCATAGGAGACCTTCGAACTCTTATTAACAAAACCTCTGGCATGGAGGTGGCCTATAATCTTAATGATGAAAACCCCACCGAAGTAAAGGAGTGGATTCCTACCGGGTCACGATGGCTTAATAGCATTATTCGTCGAGGACAATTGGCCGGAATTCCAATTGGAAAAATCTCAGAAATTGCTGGCCTAGAGGCAACAGGCAAATCATTTATGGCAGCACAAATAGCCGGGAATGCGCAGAAGATGGGCATGGCCGTGGTGTATATGGATGCAGAGTCGGCTATCGACCCCTCGTTCTTAGAACGCGCAGGCTGTGATCTAGATGAACTTATCTATGTTCAGGTCCAATCTGTTGAGCAAGTACTTGAAACTATTGAGAGTATTCTTAATAGCGGAGCGGAGAGAACCTTGTTTATCTGGGATTCACTCGCCCTTACACCGTCCATTTCTGATGTAGAGGGCGATTTCAACCCTCAATCATCCATGGCAGTGAAGGCTCGCATTCTTGCGAAAGGAATGTCAAAGCTTACTATCCCCATAGCGAACAGTCAATCTAGCTTTCTTGTATTAAACCAGCTTAAAACAAATATTACTCGGTTTCCAGCCGAGGCTATGACAACTCCGTATGTCACTCCGGGCGGGAAGGCAATGATTTATGCCTATTCACTCAGAATCTGGCTCACGGGTCGCAAGGCTAAGGCAAGTTTTGTACTTGACGACAACGGTTTCCGTATCGGATCCGAGGTTAAGGTGAAGCTGGAGAAGTCTCGATTCGGAACGCAGGGACGTAATTGTGCCTTTAAGATTCTATGGGGTGAAGAGGTTGGAATTCAGGATGAAGAGTCTTGGTTCGAAGCCATCAAGGGCTCCGAAAGGATTAAGAGGGCAGGCGCTTGGTATTCTCTCGTATATGAAGATGGCACTGAAGAAAAGTTCATGGGCTCTCATTGGGTAGGTAAACTTCAAGATGAAAAGTTCCGAAATCGCGTATTAGAGATCATGGATGAAGAAATTATCATGAAGTTTGATAAGCGCATCGGAGAAGCGGAAGAATTTTATACGCTGGATGGAGAAGAAGAATAACCGAGACTATTTATAGTGGAGTACCCCTATGAAACTTGTAATGGAAAACTGGCGTAGATACTTGAATGAACAAGACGAACCTATGTCAATGAAAAATCTTCTGGGTGCCAAGTACACACAGTTTGTTCAATGGCTCGGGAACAATATCCAAGACCCAAAAACGCAGGCTCTTATTGGCGCTGGCTTAGAGGATGGCGATCCGAGCGATGATAAATTTGGATTTGAAAATGTTGCGATTCCTGTTGCAAAACTCAAACCCACTCAAAATGAGATTGATATTAATAAATCTTTGGCCTATCCACTCGTTAAGGACCCGGCCCAATTTATAGAAAAAGTTGCAAGCAATGGTCCATTTACAGTAGTCGAACGAATTGTGACTTTTAACGGGCAATATGTTATCGACGGCCACCATCGATGGTCAACAGTATATGCTTGCAATAAAAATGCATCAATTGAGGCAGTAAACATAACAATTGCGGACGTCGACCCCCTTGATGCCCTAAAGGCCGTCCAAATGGCCATCGGACTTCAGGCAAAGAAAATTCCCATCCAAAGTGTGGAGGGGTCAAATTTGTTGGACATAGATGAAACGCAACTTAAACAGTGGATCATGAAAAATGTTCCTATAAAAACATCACAAACAATATGGAAGGCCGGTAAAGGATTTATTGAAAAACTCAAACAAGAAGGTGGCACCGCTCAAAGTCACCCATCGGGCAAAGAATCACCACACGGCGCGCAGGATTCTGAAATAACCGAACGGCTGTTATCTGAAATTTCACAAAATAGATTTCACAAAATGGTGGTTACACAAATCTTGCCGGCATATATCTGGTCAAATGTAGCCTCAATGCGACAAACTTCACAACCCGTCCCCGGCGCCGGCTCGCGCGACTTTATGCCCCAGACTGGTGGCATTGCATGGAAAGAGCCACTTGCGCAGGGGCAAGTTGACGTTAAACCGCCGTTCGCCAAGGTAGCTGAATAAACTCTAACTAAACCCTTGACACCGAAGCTCCTATAGGTTATACTTATAGGAGCTTTTACTATTGGAGTTCAGTTGAAGAAAACAAAACGCTATATATCTCTCGCACAAAAAGTTGCAGAACAATCAGACTATGGAAAATTTAGACATGGCGCTGTTCTTGTTAGGGGAAGCTCAGTAAGAAACATGGCGTGTAATAAACACCGTCATTGTCACTTTGGAAAAAGATTTCGTGAAGTTAACACAGGAAATGCTACATTGCATGCAGAGCTTGGTGTCATTCTTGGAATGGATCGCTCAGTTACGCAAGGGGCTACTGTCTACGCCGCACGAGTAAACAAGGAGGGTCATCCTCGTATGAGCAGACCGTGCCCTATGTGCGAAAATGCGATGCGACACGTGGGAATAAAGAGAGTTGTGTATACTGATCGCAATGGAAGAATAGAAAGTATGAGACTATGAAAAGAGTAATGATAGTGGATGCCCTGAACATGTATTTTAGGGCTTACATCGTGGACCCGAGCCTGTCTACAAATGGACAGCCCATAGGAGGCGTTAAGGGCTTCTTAAAGATACTACAGAAGCTTTCACGCGACCTTAAACCCGACATGATAGCCGTCTGTTGGGATGGCCCCGGAGGATCCCTTAAACGACGACAGATAGTTAAAGAATATAAGCAGGGCCGCAAGCCGATTCGCCTCAATCGAGAGACAGATCTAACTGAGAATGAAGAGTTGGAAAATAAAATTTGGCAACAGACGCGGCTATTAGAATATCTCAATCAACTACCCGTCGTGCAGTACATGTTTCCAGAAGTTGAGGCCGATGATGTAATAGCATACGTAGCCCAATCTGCGCAGTTTGCCGGGTGGCAAAAGATTATTGTTTCTAGTGATAAAGATTTTTTACAGCTCTGCGACGGTGAAACAATTCTCTTTCGACCTATTCAAAAAAAGGTTCATAATCGTAATAATGTAGTAGAAGAATACGGCATTCATCCTAAAAACTTTGCGGCCGCCCGGGCAATCGCCGGCGACAAATCAGATAATCTTAAAGGGGTCGGCGGTGCGGGTCTTCCGACCATTAAAAAGAGACTTCCGTTCCTTGGAGAAAATAAAAATTTTTCTTTAAAGGAGATTGTTGAGTATTGTCGAGAGTTTAAGCCAGATGACAAGAGGCGCCCAAAATTTTACGAAGCCATAACAGACAATGAGGAGATAATTAGATTAAACTATCGCCTCATGCAACTGTATAATCCTAGCATATCTAAACTAACCCAAAAGAAAATTGATTATGGGTTCAAAAATTTTGCTTATGATTATAATAGAACTGAATTTATTAAAATGATGAATGAGGACGGATTTGGTGTGTTTAGCTGGGTCGATCTTTATGCAATCATGAATCGCATTTCGGCCGATAAGCCACTTAAAAATGCATAGAATATTTTAGAGGCAGGAATGGAATTACAAGAAAAAATTACTTTTTCAAAATATGGGAAATCGTTTCAAGAACAACTATGTGCGGTTATACTAGACGACAGACCCTTCGCAGATCAAATCGAAGAAGTATTAGACATTAGCTTTTTAGAGTTACGATATCTGAAGCTCTTTGTAAAAAAGATCTTTCAATATAGAAAGAAATATGGCGTACACCCCTCGCGACAGATATTGGGCACCATTCTAAGATCAAATATAGACGACGAAAACGAACTTACTCAACAACAAGTAAGAGAATATTACGCTCGTACAATGGTGACCCAGTCAGAAAATAGTGAATTCATCAAGGAGACGTCGCTGGATTTTTGTAAAAAACAAAATCTAAAATCCGCCATGATTAAGTCTATAGGTCTTCTTCAAAATTCTTCATTTGAAGAAATTTCAATGGTTATTAATGAATCGCTAAAGCTCGGTGTTGATAATAATTCTGGATATGATTGGAAGGCAGATTTTGAGGAGAGGTTTAAGCCGCGATTCCGAGAGCCAGTGGCCACTGGGTGGGTTTTAATTGATGATATTTGTAAAGGTGGTCTCGGGAAGAAGGAGCTTGGAGTGGTACTTGCCCCAACTGGTGCTGGAAAGTCAATGGCCTTGGTACATTTAGGAACTCAGGCTATTAAAGAGGGGCTAAACGTGATACACTACACCCTAGAATTGATGGATACAGTAGTGGCATCTAGGTACGACAGTTGTTTAACCAAAATTCCGATTAATGATCTGATTTCTTTCAAAGAAAAAATTTATGAAGACGTTCAAGATATTGATGGAAAACTAATTATTAAGGAATATCCAACAAAGGCTGCTTCCACACGTACTTTAAAAACCCACCTCGAAAGGTTAAAAATGCGAGACATCGATATTGATATGATAATAGTGGACTATGCAGACCTACTCAGACCAGTTTCTTCACAAAGAGAGAAAAGAAATGAGTTGGAATCGATTTATGAGGAGCTGCGCGGCCTAGCCCAGGAATACTCATGTCCTATCTGGACAGCGTCTCAAACAAATAGGTCGGGATTAAATGCGGATGTGATTACCATGGAATCAATATCCGAGGCGTTTAATAAATGCTTCGTTTCAGATTTTATTTTTAGTATATCAAGAACCGTGGATGACAAACTGACAAATACGGGACGTCTTTTTATTGCAAAAAACAGAAATGGGCCCGACGGTATGGTTTTCCCGATGTTTATGGATACTAGCAACGTCACTTTAAAAGTGCTGGAGCCGGACGAATCACAAACCGAGGAAATCACACCGAAGGCACAAAAACAAAAATTGGCAGAGAAATATAAAAAATTTAAAAGCGGGGGGTAGATAAAATGTACACTGAAGGACAGGCAAAAGAGGCCAGTTTAAAATATTTTAACGATGATGAACTAGCAACAAACGTTTTTTTGACAAAATATTGTCTCAAAGATGGAAAAGGCAATTTTGTAGAAAAAACCCCCGATGATATGCACGGCCGCCTGGCTAAAGAATTTGCTCGTATTGAAAAAAAGTTTAAAGGAAGCCTTCTATCTGAGAAAGAAATATATGATTATTTAAAAGATTTTAAATATATTGTACCTCAAGGCTCTCCCATGATGGGGATAGGAAATGACTATGTTAATGTATCTCTATCTAACTGCGTGGTTATCGATAATCCAGAAGACAACATTTCGTCTATTATAGATACCGGCAAAGACCTCGCTAATCTTTTTAAGCGGCGTTGCGGTGTTGGCCTTGATATCAGTGGCCTACGTCCGACTGGCGGCATTGTTAATAATTCGGCTCGCACTACTACTGGGGCTTGGAGTTTCGCTGATCTCTACTCTTACATCTGCCGGATGATTGGACAGAATGGCCGCCGCGGAGCGTTGATGATTTCGATGGACGTGCGTCATCCCGACATTGAGCAGTTTGTGACGATGAAACACGACCTAACTAAAGTAACGGGGGCGAACGTATCCGTAAAGATAAGCGATAGCTTCATGGAGGCTGTTGAGAGCAACGATACGTTTACTTTACAGTTCCCCGTCGATGCTGAACACCCTGAATACACATCCGAGATTGATGCTAGTGCTCTCTGGAATACCATTATCGAGTCGGCCACCAAAACCGCAGAGCCCGGGCTCCTAATGTGGGACAACATCACTAAGAATTTACCGGCTCATTCATATGCAGCCTTCGAGACCAAGACCACCAATCCTTGCGGGGAGATCCCCCTCTCAGCGTATGACTCGTGCAGGCTCATCTCTTTGAATTTGAAAAGTCTCGTGAAAAATTCTTTTGAAAAAAATGCAGATTTTGACTTTAATAAGCTGAAAGAAGTTTCAGCGGTAGGAATGCGCTTATCTGATGACTTGGTAGAACTGGAGTTAGAAAAGCTACAAAATATACGCAAGTGTGCGGACACCGATGATGAAAAAAGTCTTTGGACTAAACTTTATGGCGCTGCATTCAACGGCCGCCGAACTGGTCTAGGTACTCACGGCTTGGCCGATGCGATTGCTTGCCTTAATCTGGCATATGATAGTCCCGAAGCCATTGTAATCATTGAAAAAATCTATCGCACTTTACGGGACGCAGCCTACGAAGAGAGCGTCTACCTAGCCCAAGAGCGTGGCCACTTTCCGGCCTTTGACTGGAGTGTTGAGGAAAACAACGAGTTTATTCAACGGTTACCGACATTCCTCAAGGAGTTGATTGCCAAGCATGGGCGCCGCAATATATCAATTCTTACAAATGCACCAACTGGCTCTGTTTCTATTATGTCACAGACTTCATCCGGCCTTGAGCCGGTGTTTAGAAATTCTTATGTTAGACGTCGCAAACTTTCCCATGATGAGCAGGATCTTGACGAAGACCATATAGATGATATGGGAGACAGGTGGGTAGAATATGAAGTGCTTCACCACAATGTTCAAGCGTGGTTTGAGCAGCACCCTCTCAAAACTCTAGGACCTCTACCTGATTTTTTTGTAGAGTCCGACAGCATTGATTGGACGCGCCGAGTCGCCGTTCAGGCGGCTATTCAACAATATATAGACCACAGCATTAGTTCAACAATTAATCTTCCAAAGGGTACCTCTTCTCAGTTGGTGGGGAATCTGTATATGGAAGGCTGGCGCCGTGGGCTCAAGGGGATCACAGTTTATGTAGATGGATCACGTTCGGGTGTGCTTCTTGTCGGAAAAGACCTTGGATTTCCGCAACACAAAGCACCCAAGCGCCCCACAGAGTTACCCTGTAACATTCATCACACCACGATTCAGGGAGAGAGGTGGATTATTTTAGTTGGCCTTATGGATGAAAAGCCCTATGAAATTATGGGGGGTCTTTCAAATTTGATTGAGATTCCAACCAAAGATACCGAAGGCATATTGGTTAAGCACTCTCGAAAGTCAATGAATTCTATATATGATTTAAAAATTGGGAGGAACGGCGACAGCATCGTTGTAAAAAATTTAGTTAAAGTTTTTGATAATCCCAACCATTCTGCTTTCACTAGAATGATTTCGCTCGGGCTGCGCCATGGAGCGAATATTCAGTATGTTGTGGAACAGTTACAGAAGGATCGAGATAGCGATATGTTTAGTTTTGCTCGTTGTATTGCTCGTATTTTAAAGAACTATATTCCAGATGGTCAAACGGCAACAGAAAAGACTTGCGGCGAGTGTGGTACCGAAGGATTGGTTTACGTTGAGGGCTGTATCACTTGTAATAATTGTGGCTTTGCTAGATGCGGATAGCTAATTAGAATATGATAAATTTTACAGAAAAAGCAGTAGCTCATCTTAAGTCGGTCTTAGAGGCGGGAGAGATGGTGCGTATAGGAGTAGTGGGCGGAGGCTGTTCGGGGATGTCCTATGCCCTAAACATTGAAACCGAAACTGATGAAGAAGACATTCGCTTGAACTATGAAGAGGTGGATATTTATTTAGATCCTTATAGTTCTGAAATTTTAAAAGATACTATTGTAGACTATATTACAACACTACAGCAACAAGGATTTAAATTTATGAATCCGAATGCCAACACCACATGTGGGTGTGGTTCATCATTTAGTTAGGGGAAACAAATTATGGCTTATTCTAAAAAAGTATTAGACCACTTTGAAAGACCACAGAATGTGGGATCTCTGGACAAAAAGGACCCCCGAGTCGGTACTGGGGTAGTCGGCGCCCCGGAGTGTGGGGATGTGATGAAATTACAAATTAAGATAGACGAAAATAATTGTATTTGTGATGCAAAGTTTAAAACATTTGGTTGTGGCTCCGCCATTGCCGCCTCCTCTCTAGCAACCGAGTGGATTAAGGGAAAAACTTTAACGGAAGCCGCACAGATTAAAAATACAGATATCGTGGAAGAACTGGCGCTCCCTCCCGTTAAAATACATTGCTCGGTCCTGGCGGAAGAGGCAATCAAAGCCGCGATACAAGATTTGGAAAATAAATGATATTTACACCGGTTAATAATTATGTATATGTTGAAATAGTTGAGGAAAAGAAAAACGAAGTAGCGATATTATTACCCCACGACTACCAGCCCTCCGAGGAACCATTTGTCGTTGTACGCGTTGTAAAACAAAGTGAGACGTCAACCGGCATCTGGATGGAGGGCGCGTGTTTGGTGGTAGAAGCTCGAATGCTTCAACGTATACAATATTCTGGAAGTTCTTTTACGGTTATTAAGGAAAATTATATTATAGGTCTGCTCGATCTAGAATGACGGCTCTATTAAAATTAAAAAAGGTTGTTGTCGGTTATACCTTACAGGCTCTTCGTTACGCCAATATAAATAACGCAACTCTTCTAGTAAACGACGTACAAACACCAAATGAAATAACAAACAAGGAGGATTCACTAGAGTGGTATAGATTAAGCTTTGAATTGGGTATGCGAGGTTTGTTGTTGGCACCATCCCGCGTAGAAAACATTAGGATCGATGAGAATCTTGTCAAGATAACTACGGAGAACTATAATTTAATCAAGTGTTCCTTTGATGAACTCTATATTTTTAATTTAGAACGGGTGGAGGGTATACCCGCAGAGGAAAGTGTAGAACAGTACGTTGTATATGACTGGTTCGATATAAAGCGAGGCGCCAAACAACCATCATGTAGAGTTTTAACCTCAAAAGATTTTGTTAGGGAACTGGTTTTTTATCCTTCGATTAGAAAAGACGGCAACAATGGAA